TTCTAATAAGGACGCTTTACCGAGAGACCCAAAAACGAGAGTCCATCTGCCTCAGACCGGGGCGTTAAAGCCGATGACCGGCCCCCTGGGAAGGTACTGGAGAAGGCGTCTACGGGACGGAAGTGTAATAGTGGGTAAACCACCTGTAAACAAGCCTGTTGTTCCGAAGGTGGAAAAGGCTGAGAAGACAGAGAAGCGGAAATACGGGCATAAAGAGGAGGTCAAATAATGGCTATTTCGTTTAACAATATTCCTACGACAATTCGTACCCCAGGGGCGTATACCGAGATAGATGATTCAAGGGCACTTAAAGGTTTAATTCAAAACCCTCATAGGGCTTTAATAATCGGGCAGAAGATACATGGTGTGGCCGGTACTGTCGAATATGATACTGTACAGGCTATCACAAACGACAACCTTGCGGATGGCTTTTTCGGGCTTGGTTCCCCTCTGGCCAGGATGTGTAACATATTCAAACTAAACAACCCTAATACTGAATTGCACGCTATAGCCGTTGATACTAATTCGGCTGCTACACGGGCGCATTGTGATATTGACTTTTCTGCCGCACTACTTGTCATCCCCGTTGCGGAAGCGGGCACGTGGTATCTGATGATTAACGGCGAAAAGTGCTATATAGATATTTCGATTGGTGATAAGTATTCTACTATCGCCACTGCTTTGGAGACGATAGTCAATTCCAACGACAATCTGCCCATATTAGCTCTTGCAGGTGATTCTACTGCTGATCAGGATGGACAGATTAGACTTGAACTCACATATTCAGGCAGTATAGGTAACTACATGGACATCCGTGCCAATTACTATGAAGGTCAGGTAAACCCTAGCTGTTTTTCTAAAGTCCCAGAGATGTCACAGGCTTCGGCTCTCAGTTTTCACAACGGCAATCAACCTGTCGCCCTTGCCAGTGCCTGGGCCGTGGTTGCAGATGAACAATATCACTACGTTATTCAGCCATATCTTGACGATACCAACTTGGATGAAATGGAGGATCAGCTTGCCGATAGATTCCTACCCTTAAACGATTTACAGGGACACGGGTTTACGATGAAAAGGGCACCTGTAGCTTCCTTAACCACTTTCGGCAATGGTCGCAATAGCCCCCACAATACCATCCTGGGTATAGAGGGAAGTCCCAACAGTCAAGAAGAATGGGCGACTGCATTAGGTGCGGTGGCTGCATATAATCTAAACAACGACCCTGCACGACCATTGCATTTTCTTAAACTAAAGGGGCTTTTACCGCCAAGGATGGAAGATAGATTTACTAGGGCTGAGAGGGATACCCTACTTTATGACGGCATTGCGACTACGATTGTGGATAGCGGAGGCAACGTGCTTATTGAGCGGTGCATCACTACGTATCAGAAGACGGCTTTGGATACTCTTGATCCTACGTGGCTTGATGTGCAAACAGTTGCCACGTTAGGGGAGATACGTTACCAGTATAAGGCGAGGATGCTGTCACGGTTTATTCTACCACGCTTCAAGCTTGCCGACGATACATTCCCTGTAACTCCAGGATCAAAAGTCGCTACACCTTCAATCGTAAAAGGCGAAATAATTGCCCTATTCACTTTATTGAGAGATCAGGGTCTAATTGAGAACCTTAACGACTTTATCGACAATCTCGTAATTGAGCGCAGTCTCGTTGACAGAACAAGGGTCGATTGCATCCTTCCCGCAGATCTCATAAACCAGTTTCGAGTTTTGGCGACGAGCCTCCAGTTTATTTTATAAAGCCGTAATAAGATAAGGAGAATCAAACAATGGCTATTTCGTTTTCAAACATTCCAACTACGATCAGGACACCAGGAGCCTACACCGAGGTTGACAGTTCACGGGCACTTAAAGGGCTGATTCAGAATCCGCATAGGGTTTTGATAATCGGGGAGAGAAATATTACAGGTGCCACAATCGAGCCTAACATTCTTACCGCTATCACAAACGATAACCTTGCGGATGGGTACTTCGGGGTCGGATCTCAGTTGGCTCTCATGTGCAATAAGTTCAAGGAAAACAATCAGAATACGGAACTGTACGCAATAGTTATCAGTGCGCAAACTGGGCCGATAGCGGCAAGTTGTGCTATTCGATTGTCTGCGACTATAGATGGTGGGGCTACTTCTAATCAAACCGCATCCATTTCAGGCACGTGGTATCTGATGATAAATGGCGAACCGTGTACTGTGAATATTTCAAAAGATGATACGGCTCCAGATGTTGCTGCTACGCTGGTGAGTATAGTCAACTCAAGGGATACTTTGCCCTGTACGGCTGCTATATCTGCCGCTGGCAGTGGCGGAACTGTTATGCTTAATTGTAAATATACAGGGGTTGCAGGTAATCAGATCGACATTAGGGACAACTATTATCCAGGACAAGTCCTACCGTCATGTATGGTGAGTGCTACAATGTTAAGTCAATCGGTTCTCAGTTTTGCCGAAGGCGTTGGTGCCATAAACCTTGCTAGTACGTGGGCTGTAATCGGTGGTGAACAATTCCATTATATCATTCAACCGGCTGCGTCTGCCGCTGAAATGACATTGCTGCATAACGAACTTGCCGATAGATTCCTACCTCTGAATGATCTACAGGGACATGGTTTTGCTGGGATGAGGGATACCACTACTAATTTGGGCACTAGGGGCAACGCCACAAACAGCCCGCATATTACGATCATGGGGGCAAATGAGTTTCCACAGTTACCGGAACAGTGGGCGGCTGCTGTAGGGGCCGTAGCTGCCCAGAATCTAAATAATGACCCTGCAAGGCCGTTACACTTTCTGAAACTGAAGGGGATTATGTCACCCCAAATAGAGTATAGATTCAGCAGGGATGAAAGGGACATACTGCTTTACGATGGGATAGCTACGCACATAGTGGACAGCGGGGATAACGTGCTGATAGAGCGGTGTATTACTACTTACACGCAGACGGCATTAGGTGTGCTTGATCCTACCTGGTTGGATATTCAGACGGTTGCCACGCTTGGGGAGATAAGGACGCAGTATAAGGCAAGAATGGCTCTGAGATTTTTGCTACCCCGTTTTAAGCTGGCTGATGATGGATTTCCAGTAACTCCAGGTTCTAAGGTAGCCACTCCGAGCATCGTCAAGGGTGAGATAATTGCCTTGTTTACCTTGCTCAGAGATCGGGGCCTAATTGAAAATCTGGATGAATTTATTTCTGAGCTTGTCGTTACCAGAAATGACACAGACAGAAACAGAATTGATTGCATCCTTCCGGCGGATTTAATTAACCAATTCAGGGTGTTAGCCAGCGTGCTTCAATTTATTCTTTAAGTATTGTTTATTTTGTAAAAGGGGAATAAAATGTATTGAACGTAAGTGAGATACCCCTTATAATTGAGGTATGTTCACGGTATATAAGATGGATTGCCTATCAAATGGCAAGAGCTATATTGGGATAACTGCAAATTTAGCACACCGTTTAGCTCAACACTGGAATGAAGCTAAAAATGGTAAGAAAACCATTTTGTACCATACTATCAGAAAGTATGGTAGGCAAGATTTTGTTATTACAGTAATAGACAAAGCTAAAACATGGGATGAAGTTTGTGAAAAAGAAAGATATTGTATCCAAGAATTTAAAACTAAAAGACCTGGGGGAATGAATTTAACAGATGGAGGTGAGGGTAATTTTGGAATAGAAGTTTCTGAAGAAACAAGACGAAAACAATCTGAATCTCATATAGGTCTTAATGTAGGCGAAAAATGTGGCGGTTCTAAATTAACTGAATCTGATGTTATTAACATTCGTAAGCAATATAAAAAAGGCGGTATATCTTATCAACAACTTGCTGAAAATTTTGATGTAGATAAGGGTACAATTCATGGCATAGTGAGAGGTAAAACATGGACTTATCTTACTGATGATATTTTAACATTTGCAGAAGTTAAAGAAAGAAGCACTGAATCTCATAAAAAATCTTTTCGCATAGGTGAAGATCATAGTTGTGCGAAGCTTACAGAACAAGAAGTAATTGAAATCAGGAAACGATATAAAAAAGAAATAATTTCTTCATCTCAACTTGCTAAGGAATATGGTGTAACTA